CTTAAATAATGTGATGCGTGTTCTACTCCGTTTATTTTCTTACCACATGAAATACATAGTTCGTCTTTATCTCGTAATCGTATGTACTTATTCACTACCATTTGAGTTAGTTTTAAATGGTCGCTTAGTGTCAGCAATTCCTTCTTTTTGTCGTTTAACCGCTTCTTGCCTTCTTTCTTTATTCTTTCTAAGTTCTTTAATGCTTGACGTGTTTTTGTACATAAGTCACAGTACTTACTCTTTATTGTAGAGTTAAAGTGTTTACGGGGTTCGAAAGGAATATTACAACTAGGGCAGGTTTTCATATTGTTATTTTTAGTTATAAATCTCCATTAATAAAAGACGTGTATTGATTGCTTGTTAATTGGTCGTGAGGGTCAATCATATAAAAATTAAACATTTCTATTTTTGGGCTACCAATATTATCTGTATTTAAACTTGATGTGGTTCTAGCGTTAAAAATATTGTGATTATAAGTTGTACTTGACCATGCTTCAAAACCTATTGGAATTAAACCATTATCAATCATGTACTTCATGGTCTTAGCATTTGGTAAAACTTTACCTTTAGATAATGCAAATTTGATAGCGTCCGCCCACGTCATTGGTTTTTCTGAGTATTCAATATTCATATCTCTACTTCTTTAGGTTTTGTTAATTCTAATATCTGTTTTTTTAATCTCATGTTTTCAATATGCAAAGAGTAGTTAAGACTGTACATCTTCTCGTTCTCTTTAGATACTTCTTTTAGCGTGTTTAAAGCACTTTCTAAGTCGTCTAACATCACTTGTATTCCTTCACGTTGTTTCTCGCTTGTCGAGCCGTGTTTCTGTCGTACTATTAGCTTGTTAATTACTAAGCCTATGTTTATTCTTGCTATGGTTAGTTTTAATGCGCTACTCATAATTTACTTATCCATTGTTCGTAAATATTACTTGCTATTTGTGCAGTCATTACAGGTGGAACCGACATACCGATAAGGTATATTACTGGCAGTTTTCCAAAATTATAATCCAAAGGATATGAGCCTGCTTTTTTTATTTCTAAGTCATTTATTGGTCTTTTAATTTCATAATGCCAAACACCTCTAGTCCCTCCAGGTTGAGCTGTAAGAGTTGGTAAAGCTCTATTTTTATCTGATTTAGAACCGTTAAAAAAACTACCTCTTTCATGTACCGTACTGAATGAATCACCAGGTAAGCATAAATCCCAAAGTTTAGAAACTGCTAAATGATCAAGCGTACTCAAATCTTTATTATCTTCTATTTCCTTAAAAGGTATTTCTTTCTCATTAAAATTCATTTTTATTTTAGGTAAAATTGTAAACATATCAACTTGTTCTAAAAATTTACCAGCTAAGTCTTTTCGTAAACAAATAAAAAATACTCTTTCTCTTCGTTGTGGCACACCCATTTTAGACGCATCCAATAAGAAATGTTGGCAATAATAACCAGCCTTTTCAAATTCAGTATAAATTCTTTTTACATATTCTTTGGCATTTCCTTGAAGCAACCCTTTTACATTTTCAGCAACAACAACTTTAGGCTGCAATTCTTTTGCTAAATCAATAAAATCAAAAAACAAATTATCTAATACTTGTTCTGCTTGTCCCTCTCTAAATTTCTTTTCCTTACCCCAATCTTTCTCACGATTTCCAGCCATACTAAAGGATGAACAAGGTGGAGAACCATCGAGAATATCCAAATTATACAATTCGCTAGGTAAGTCTTTGCGGGTTTTAAATGTTTGTATGGGTTCAAGGTATGCATATTTTGGTTTATGGTTTGTTATGTATGCTTCAATCATTTTCGGGTCTATCTCGTTGCAGCCCAACACGTCAAATCCTGCTAGTTTATAGCCCATAGTAGAACCACCGCCACAAGCAAAACAACTAAATACTTTTCCTTTGTCTTTTGTAAACTTAGCTTCTTTTAACGTCCATTCGTATGGGTACTTATGTTCTTTTCTCATATTCTTTCTTTTTAAATTAAAACGGTAGCCCATCATCAAAGCTAGTATTAGCTTCTAATGGTTTATAAAATTCTTGTACTTCCAAAGGTAATAAATTTTTCGTCTTTATCTCACCTTTTTTGCTTGCGTAAATATGCTTATGCTCATTCGGAGAAACAACATCAATATCGTAATACGTTAAAGTGTTTATATCAAAGAATAATTCACACTTACCAATTTGACCTATCGAACGTGGCTTAATCTTGTTAAAATGAATCTCAACTAAATTGTGCATTACGTCAGGTCTATGAATAGTAATCATTGACTTACCACTATTAAACCATTCACTACCTCCCTTTAAATCGTATGGGCTTGGTGGTGTTCTAACTCCATTTACCTTTTCTGTTAGTTTAGGGTGTATAATCGTATGCAAGTGTAAGTTGTTTTCTTCTGCAATGTGATTACGATAAGGCAAACAAAATTCTAAGTAAGTCGCATATCCTCCGTATTGGTCGTAAGGGTGGCTCATATCTTTCCAACTATCAATACTAGCTGTATGCAATCCATCCGTTTTTTTAATCTCTACTGCCATATCCCAAAAGTCCATTGGTGTTAACTTAGCTTTTACATCAACTTTAGTAAGTACTTTAAAGTGATTTGTTACCCATTCAATTTCTCTTTCAATGTCAGCATCCGTTATGGTATTTGGTTTTTTAGGGTCAAATGATTTACTTGTTTTCTTGTGAATGAAATCCGCTATAATCTCTACATTGTTACCAACGTCAGGAAAGTAAATTAAATGCTTCCATCCGTAGAATACTGAAGTGTTCATTAACAACTCCATAAGAACTTGTGTTTTACCACTCATTGGGAATCCTGTCCAATCTGTACAACCTCCTAACTGCATCGAATAGTAGTTATCTATTTTATCAAAACCTAAATAAGCACCACGCTCATGGTAGTTATCTCGATAGTTTTTTAGTTGTTTAAGAACATCGCTAGGCTCTGTTATTTTAAATCCTTTTATTGCCATGCTGCTTTAATTTTTTCAGGTTCGTACTCATTTAAATATTTTTGAAATATATCCAATCTTAAAAAGTGTGAAGGTTTGTACATTTTATTTTCCTTTACCCATTGATTATTAAACATACATTTAAAAGCAATTTCCCAATCATGCGAAGTGTAATGTAGTTCTTTAAGTTTGTTTAGGTTGTTTATGTCAGTACTTGATAAAGATTTGTATTTACCTTCAACACCTTTGTATTTTAAAAGCATTGAATTAAACCACATCAAAAACCTATTTACTTTATCTTCTTTTTCTTCTTTATTTTCTTCTTCTTCTTTTATTGGTGTCGTTTGAATTTCGTTTGAATTTCGTTTGCGTTTCGTTCGTGTTTCGTTTGCGTTGCTTGAATCTTGGTAATCCTCGTATTTACAAACGATTAACTGTGTCGTTATGTTGTCGCTTTTTAACTCAATCATGTTCTCAACTTGTAACACATTTAGAAAACGTCTAACCTTAGATTTATCCCACCCCCAACGCTTACCCCAGCTTTCTAAAGACAGAATACTTTGACCACGTTTAACGGTGTATAACTTGCCTTTAATAAACGTTTGAGCATCTGCGTAGTTGACAGTAAGTAAAATATCATTCCATGCTTCAAAACGGCTAAATGAACGTTTTTCAGTGTATAGCCAATGGTCTTGTATTGACCTATGAAGTTTAATCCATCCACTCATTGACGTAAAGGCTTTATAGCATTTAAAAATGAAATAAACTCATAAAACTCTTTGTAGGATAATACGATACTTTCTCCTTTAATTGTAATAATTACACAATCATTTGACATTATAATTTCAACATCTTGATTTGCCGTAAATTTTAAAACTGTTTTAACATCCATATTACTTTTTTTAATGTATAAAAAAGCCCCTTCAAATCCTGTGCGTCTCACTTCACATTCATTGAAAGGGCAAACTAAATTCCTTTTGTTATTATAGTGTGAGACGATAACGAGTGCTAATATACAAAATCTTTTTTAATCTACAATACTATTATTAGGAAATTTTTTAATAAGTTTCTCTTGCTCTTCTAAAGTACCGTTAAAGAATACTTTGTACTTATCGTAAGGGGTAATATTTTCTGCTTTCCAGTCTCGTAGCTTTTGGATTCTTTCATCTTCCGTTCTTGCGTTGTAAACATAGCACCGCATTTTTCCGTTAAGTTCTATTATTAGTTTGTAGGTTTCCATAGTTAGTTAAATTATGGGAGTGTATTTCAACTCCCGTTTATGTTAGAATTTGTCGAATAGACCAGCGTAGTAGTAAAGCGTTAAATGAATTGCCATAACAATAAAACCCGTAACGAAATGATAATTACTTTCATCTTTTGGTTTGCCATGATTCACTGCGTCAATAAAAAATCTTGCGCTTGCTAAACATATTAAAATAATTGTTGCTATCATACTAAAAAGGTAAATCGTTATCGTTGTTTACTCTTGGCGCATCTACTTTCTCAGCAAGTTTGACTACGTTGTCAGTCCATACTACTTTAGCATTACCTAGATACGTCTTTTTCTCCTTTGCTTCACGTTCTTCTTTAGTTTGATTAACTGTGATTGAAACGTTGTTTCCGTAACTATCAGTAGTATCGTTTACTGATATTTGAACTTGCAAGTATTTGCCGTCTTTTAGCTTGCTTTTGTCGATTTTTGTTAGGTCGATTGAACCTGAAATTAATGTACTCATTTGTTTTTATTTAAAAATTAATAATTCAGCATTTGTTTTAATTCGTTGCTTCCAATTTTCCGAACTTTCTTTTTTATACTCGTTACATAGTACTCTTAATTTTGAGTACGTATTCTTGCCTTCTAACAGCTTTTTAGCTTTCTTTTGACCGATACCATAGATGCCTTTGATATTGTCGCTTACATCGCCTGTTAACATCATTTCAAATATAAGGTTTTCTGCGTAATCTTTGGTAACATATTGGAATCCTTTTCTTACTTTGTACTCGTTGCCTTCGTCGTCGTACTTTTTGACTTGGTAATAGTCGTAATGTAACCCTTCAATTTGTTTAAGGTCTTTGTCTATTGAGCAAATAATATAGTCGTCAACTTCTAGCAACTGCGAGTTAAAATAGATTAAGTCGTCTGCTTCATATTCATCACTTGCAAAACTACCTTCTAAGTAATCTAGTAAGTACTCACGTAACTTATTAACCCACTTGTTAGACTTTCCTTTACGGTTTGCTTTATACTCACTATCTATTTTCTTTCTAAAGTTATTACGGCACGTTGTAAAGAAGTATTTTACATCAGTAATGTTGTACTCGCTTTCTATTTCGTTAAAGATATCAAACGCTATCTTTTCAAATCTGTCGTAACCACGTTGTAAGATTTCTAACTCTATTGAAAACTTTGATTCACCGTTTAGATATAACGCCCGAATTTCTCCGAACGTTATAACTTTATAAACGGCTTGATAAATTAAGCTATCAGCATCGAATAGAATTACTTTGTCTTTCATAACAAATTTAAAGCTGATTGTTGAACTTCCGTTAACTCAAATTTCAAAAGGTCTTCTTTCTTAGCTTTACCTTCTTGGATTGCTACTAAGGCTTTCTCAAAACGTTCTACGGTAATTGTAGGTTTTTTCTTTACTTGTTCTCCATTTGCATCTGTATCTTTATCAGTTACTAAACCTAATATTTGACTGATTCCGTAGCGTCTAAAATACGTTAATTGACTTCCGTATGATTGGAATACGTTTTGACCTTTTAACTCAACGTCAGGCATTAAGCGTGTTCGTGTTTCTAACGTTTCTCCGCTTTCAATATGGAACACAATCGTAACTAAGTAATCGTGTCCATCTTTGAACTCTGTAATTTGACTAAATCCTAAACCATGCTTTTTAAGTAGTGGATTGATAACTTTAAAAATAGCGGGTAAGTCTGTGTACTGATAAGCAAAGTTACCTTGTCCTGCGGTACTACCTTTGAAAATTACGGGTACTTCTTGTTGGAACTCTGCCAACGCTTTAAATAGATTTTTCATAGTTATTTGTTTAATATGTTCCGTCGTTTAAATTGCCTTTGTAGATAAGTTTTCTAGTCCTATATTCACATAGAAAAATAGTATTACCATTAATATCTGTAAATGCTTGTATTTCTTTCATTTCACTTGGAGTTCTGTGGAAATCTGATTTCCATTTTCCGTCAGCACTTAAAAATGCTGTAAACTCAATACCTTTACTTTCTTTCTGTGGTGCTTCACAGATAATAATTGCTTTTCTTTTCATAATTCTTAAATTTTGTTTCTACAAATATAAACAATTTTGTTAATTAAATATCAAATGTTGTAAAAATATTTTCTTCTTCACGGTTTTCTAGTGCCGTTGTGATTTCGTTTTTTAGTTCTATCAAGTCTTTTAAAGTCTTACATTCTAAAACACGGTTTTCTAAATAGCTTACTTCAGCTTTAGGCTTTAACTTTTGATTCAATTCTAGCCTATTACAAACGCTTTCTTGTAGTTCTTTGAAGTCATCGTAGTTAATTAGTCTTTCGTATTGATTAAGCCCGAATAATACTGTCGCATGGTCACGGTTAAACTTCTTACCTATTTCTTGTAAACTCATTCCTTTATTACGTAGGTGCTTGTAAAGAATGTTTCTAGTATAAACAAGTTCACGCTTTCGGCATTTAGATTTTAAATCTAGTTCATCTATTAGTTCTGTTACTGTCATTTTAAATATCGTTTAAAAATGTTTCTTTTTGCCATTGCTTTAATGACCTTTTAATTACGTCTTGTTGTTGAATAACAGTTATGTCTGTACCGCTTAAAAACATTTCATCCAATGAAAGTAAGTACTCACTAAATTCTGTTAGCTGATTATTTATTTCTTCAGGATAAATAACATTTACCATATCTTCAATTATGTGTTGTAAAAAAGGAATCATTGCAACAACTGTAACATAATCGGCAACACGTTTAAACTTTGCTTCTCGTTCTTGTTTTGCTAGTTTTAATTTTGCTTTTTTTATTTGTGCTGGTGTCATTTCTTTTTACGTTTAAATTTCTTAGCTAGTTTTTTAATATCCTTTTCTTTGAATTTTATAAACCAATTACCTTGCTCATCTGTATAGGTTTCTACTGCTTTAATTTTCATTTTAATTCTTGTTTAAGTTTCTCTAAGTAAAGGATAAAATCCATTGCTTCTTGTTTGGCGTGTTCAATCCATTCTAAGGTGCTTAAATCGTTTCGGTCTAGTGTTGTTCCGTATTTAGCTATTCCAACCTCACTACGTTGCTTAAATTGGTTTATAACGCTTTCTACTATTTGGTCTTTCATCTTAACTATTTTTCAATTTAACTTCTCTAATTGACTGCATCAACTCTACATTGTATGTAGTGAAGAATTGCTTTCTACGTTCATCATTTACGCTTAAGGGTGGTATGTAAACGTTTTCTTTTGTTTGTGGCTTTACGTCTTTATTTAGCCATTTGTTTAGTGCTTTCATCTAGTTTATTTATTCTGTTTGTTAGTATTTCTATTCTTTCATCTGAGAACTTAGTTGGATTCTTTGCTAGTTGCTCAATCATAAACAGATACTTACGTATTAAATATCTGTTTCGTGCTTCTGCGTAACTCATAAGATAATCTTAGGCTGACATTCACATCTTACAAAGTGGCTTTCGTCTCCTTCGCCTATATCAGACCATCCTTGCTCACATTCATCGCATTGATTCATTTCTTCAAAGTTTTCAAACGCTTCTAAAAAGTCTAGGCTAACTATTAACTCTTTACTGTTTTGAAATAGTGCTAAGTCGTACTGCTTTCCGTTAACTTCTACTTTAGCGTAGTCTTCGTGTAATTCTATTATTTTCATAATTCTAGTTTAATTTCTGTTAAAACCTGAAGGTAAGCATTCCACAACTTTCTACTTTCACTTTCACGAATATGTTGCCTATGCGCCCATCTATCGGATAAGTCTTGCCAATGTCCTTCGTATTGGTTTTTAAAGTCTTTAGCCGATTCTACTCGCTTATCCATGTCTTGCGCTAACTCTAATAGTTGGTTAGCCTTTTCTTGTAGTTCTATTACTCTGCTTTTCATTTTGTTTTGTTTATAGGTTGTTTAATTGATATTCTAATTCTTCAATAACTTGTTTAATACTTCTTGCACCGCCGTAAATGAATTTTAATCCTAATTCGTTTTTATAATTACTAACTGAAAATTTAACACGTAAATCGTAGCCTTCTTTTACTGCATTTTTTATAGGAGTTAATTCAACTACTTCAATACCGTTAACTAAAATAGTTGTAATAGTTTTTGGATTTCCATTGTAACAATGTTTCTCTTTACCTTTTACTGTTTCGATAGTGTTCATCTTGTTCGTTTTAAATTTTGTTGTGCCTTATTGACCTTACAAACATACTACATTTTTTTAACTTACAAACAATTTTGTTGATAAAAGTTTAAATTAAGGTAAAATTACGTAGAAATACGTAGAAGAAACTAAGTAGAACTACGTAGTTTGCAAATCGCGATATGCAATATAAACTAAAAAACCCCCACCGAAGTGAGGGCTTAACCTAAACAAACAAATTTGAACTATGAAAAAAAGCGGGTGCTTTGTGCAAATATACTATAATTTATAACTCCATCAACTCGTTAATGCAATTTTTTCCGTTTGTTATTACTGCGCAACCAATAACGGGCTTCTTTCCAGCCTTAGCATAAGCCATAGCATAGGCATCGTTATCAATACCACAACCAACTTGTGCGCCAAATATTTTAAAGTTTGCACCTACAAACCATTCAGTATAGGCTTGTGTGTGTAAGTGTCCTTGAACAGTTGACATCATATCCGCTCTACATTTAGCCTTTGCAGTTCCAGCTTCTCCATGAATGTATTGAACACCATCAATTACCACACGCTCTGTAAAATTCCAATTAGGCACTTCTAAGACCTCTTTATACGATTTAATCCACTTCTTAGGTACTGCACTTGTTTGTGCTTTACGCATGATTAAACGGTCATGATTTCCAATTGTAACGTCTGCAACAGGAAACGCTTTATACCATTTAGCAAGTTTTTCGATTGCCATGTCTAACTCTTGACCACCGCCTAACCCATCTGCATCTGTTTCATGATAACTTGAATAGTGGTTATCTATGACATCTCCTATGAACACTACTTTATTACATTGGTATTTATTGTAGGTATCAATACAAAATTCAAGGTAGCCATCTAAGCAAAAAGGCTCGTGCAAATCTCCAATTACAAGTACTCTATTTTCTGTGGTTTTTCTGTGGTTTAAGATTAAATTGTATTCTTCGGGTGTTAATCTAGGTCTATACTGCATAATCAAAATTTAGGTAAATAAAAAAACCTACTTAGTTAGTAGGTCTAAAAGTTTTAACGTAATCTTCAAGGCGATTTAACCAACCTTTTCTGAACTTTGCGTTCTTGCTACCTTCCTGTGAGATAGCAATAAAAAAAGCACGTCTTAATCGTACTAATTCATCGAATAGTTTTTGAGCGTTTATAGCGTTTGCTCCTGCAATTGTTTTTAGTCCGATAGTTCCATCTATTACCACATTACCACCACAGTTGTTAATTGCTTGTTGAAGCGTTATAATTGAACGATGCGCACCAGAACCCCAAGCCATTCCTGTTACAAATACAGATATTGAAAACGAGTCAAAACTGTCTCCTTTTACCTTATCCCAATACAATGACTTGAACACTCTAAACCAAGCGTCTTCTGTCATGTTTAAAAACTCCTTTTGCTTATTGCTTCCGTAGTAGCTTTCCCATACTTTGTATGTGATACCAATATTTGTGTGCCACCCTGTTTTCCCATCGTAAGGCATAGGGCAAGGATAAGATGAAGCCGAATCGTTTTTATCACGACTTAGCCCACCTTCCCACTTGCGGGTAAAATTAATGTACGTTTGTAAATTCATAGAGCGTTTATTTAGAAAATTTGAACGCTAATATAGTTAAAGTTATTAAACCTACAACAATTAAAGCTAAATTTAACGTTTTATTATTCTTCGTTTCAATCTTTTTTTGTTGTTTAATGTACTTAGTTCTATACTTTGTAACGTACTTAATGCGTGCTTTTTCTACTCTAGTCTTGTATCTGTATTCTATTCTTGTTTCAAACCGTGTTTTTGGTGCTTGCATCTCAGGGCAAACATATTGCATATTATGATATATAATACTATCCTTTCCGTTTACCTTAATTGTATCTGAAACCCTTACTAAAGTAGTATCATTTTTTACCTTACCACCCTTTTTAATAAACTTAGCCATGTGATAATTAGCTGAGCAACTAGATAAAAAGCCTACCCAAAAGGCACAAATTAAAGCCGCTATTATTAAAAATCTAAATTCTTTATCTTCTCTCGTCATTGTGTAACTTTTTACTTACTGAATCCGTTATTTTACTTCCCATTGCCACGCCCATTAACGTAGCCCATACATCAAACCTAAGACCGTTAAACGCAAAATCTATGCTACACATTAACAAAGCCACAGAAAGCGTTACAAACATCGTTAAAGACGTTCTACTCCATTTGCCGTTACGCTTTAAAGTATCGTTTATTATATCCTTAAACATTGTGTTCAATTTTTCCTACGGGGTTACTAGGTATAACCGCTAAAAACTCTGGTATCAATAGCACGTTTTCACTTGTTTCTAGGCTAGCATGTTTAGTCATGTAGCAGTCAAATAGCTTTCCTTCAACGATTGTAAGACGATTGTTAGTAATAAACAACCAAACAACAAGTACGCCCGTTATTCCGTAGTCCTTAATAGCTTTTAGAGTGGTTTCTAAATTCATTTTATTACGTATTTATTCAGTTCATTATTTGCCCATGCTAAGACCTCGCTATCTTCCCAAGTAGTAGTATACGTGAACCCGTTTAAAGTAGTTCCATACTTACCATTTAACACCAAGTCAACGCTTGCTGTTTTATCTATTACGTTATCGTTAACGTTTGTGATTTCAACGCTTTGAACATATATCGAAGCGGAAAAGTTGTCTAGTTTTATTGTCATATTATTAAGATAAAGTTGTTCCTGTTACCGTGCAAACTCTTACATAGACTTGTAATAGCGCATTTGTTCTTGTTGTTGAAATTAGAATTACACCACCTAAATCAATGCCGTAAATACCACTTCCATCATAATCAGTATTAGTGATGAAATATCTAGCTGAACTTCCAAAATTAAACGGTGCATAATTCATTTTGTAAGGATGTTTTGAAGTATCACAAACATTTAAAACTTCGCGAACATTCCAAAGTTTCCAATTTGTTAACCCACCAAAAGTTGATGATAAATGAAGATTTATTGAATCATTATAACTTCTATATGTTGAAGAATCTCCTATGTAATAACACAAAACAGTTGTTCCGTTGTATGTACTCCAATCAATAACAATTCCATTTGAATAAGTTTGATTACCAGTTGTGCTTGTAAATCTGTTTGTATTACCGAAAGGATTGTTTGATGATAATGTTGTAAAATTCGCAGAACGACCTCTTGTTATATCATCACCTGTTGCAAAAGAAACGGTTTGCCCCGTTTGCAGTAAAGTAGCGCCTACTGGAGGCACATTTGCAGGTAAAACAATGTCAACTTTGTGACTTCCTGAATTTGGAGTTACTGAGTTAGGTGTTAAAGTACTTCCGTTAGAATCTTTTAAAACAATATCTAAAGGGTCGGTAGCATCAATAGTGAAACTGTTCGCTGAGTTTACAGTAATAGCATTATCAGCTACTGAATAGTCAGTTATTGCCCCACTTGGTGCGTCAAAACTTGCAATAGTACCATCGCCCGTTTTTTTGATGTTTATAGTTCCATCAGGTGCACTAATTGTTACGTCTTGAACACTTGCTAC